TTTCAGGAATGTCTGCAGATGTTCGGAGAAGAGAACGTCGAGATGATCCGGGTGCTCGACTACGAGGAGCCGAAGGAGGAGTGAGATGAACGATGCGATTGTGGTGGCCCTGATCACCGGCGGGCTGTCGCTGCTGGGATCGATCCTCGGGATCATCTCCGCGAGCAAGAAGCAGACCGCCGACCTGGAGAAGGCGCTGGCGGTCATCAACACGGAAATCTCCGACATGAAGGAGGACATCCGAACACACAACCAATACGCGAAGATGTTCTCCGAAAATATCCCGGCCATCAACCAGCACATGACAGACGTGGACCGAAGACTTGAGGTTTTAGAGAGAGGGAAAGCATCATGAAAGCAATCAGCAACAAGACCTATGACATTCTGAAATATCTGACCATTATCGTGCTTCCTGCCATCGGCGCACTGTACACCGGCCTGTCGCAGATTTGGAACTTACCCTATGCGGCGGAGGTTCCTGCGACCATCACGGTGATCTGCACCTTCCTCGGCGCGATCCTGTGCATCTCCACCGCACAGTACAACCGGGGCGACAGGGAAAACGAAGAGGACGAGGAAACGATCGAGGAGTAAGGGCTATGGCATATCAGACCACGGGAACCATCACGGGCATGGACGTGTTCCGGCGCGCCATCACGCTGATGGACGAACTGAACGATGAGGGGAAGTACCGGCACGACGACACGAAGGAATACCAGAACCGGACGCTGAGCATCCTGAACGTGCTCGCAAACGAGCTGTACCCCTACAGCGACACCTGCCCGAAATACAGGGACTGGGACAAGGGCAGACGGCCCGTGCTCCTGCCGCTGGACGCGCTGGGCGAGGAGATCGACCTGGATGATTACTGCGCGGGGACGGTGCTTCCCTACGGTCTTGCCGCCCATCTTCTGCTGGACGAGAACCCGACAACCGCCGGGTTCTTCCAGCAGCGCTATGAGGAGCTGAAGTCGGCGCTCATGAGCGGGCGGGGCATGCCGGCGGAGAGCGAGGACATCACGGATGTCTACGGAGAAAACGGCGGGCTGAGCCCATACAACGAATTCAGCAGGTGGGCATGATGGCAGCGGGGCGGAAAAGAGACCAGCCGCCGCTGCCGGGGGACGAGAAGAAAAAGGTCTCCCGTCCCTACAAGGCCCCGAATGACCTGTACAGGAAGATGGCGGAGTATTTCGAAAAATGCTCCGTCTCTCCGGACTGGAGGGAGCTCTGCAACCAGTTTGCGGAGATCGCCTACAAGGCGGAGGAGAAGGGCAGCTGGGCAGGCCTTGAGAAGGAGTACCAGACGCTGGCGCAGGCGGTGATCAACGGGTCCTGCTTCCCCGATGAAGCGGGCATGCGCATCCATCTGAACCTGAGCCACGACAGCTATCTGAGCTATCTGAACGACCCGCAGTTTGAGAAGGTCTTCAACTGGGCGCAGGACATGCGCGAGAGCTGGGCGGCGAGGAGGCTGGCGGCAGAGCCGCGGGCGGCGCAGGCCTATCTGAACATCCTTAAGCAGTCCTCCAACGGCGGCTGGGTGGACAGGAAAGCGGAGAAGGCGGACAACACGCTGCAGATACGGATCGCCGATGTCGGCGGTGAGGAGGCGTTTCAGTAATGGCGACGCCGAGGAAACTGAAGACGAAGGGCGCGGTCTGGGACGCGGGGGAGGCAAACCCCAAGCAGCTGCAGTTTTACCAGGCGCGGACCATGTTTGTGGGCTACGGCGGCGCCAAGGGCGGCGGCAAGACCCACGCGGTGCGCACCAAGGCCTTCGGCGGGGCGCTGATGAACCCGGGCATCCGCATCCTGATCATGCGTCAGACCTACCCGGCGCTGGAGGAAAACCACATCACCCCGCTCCGCAGACTCGCGGCCCAGACGGGCGCGGCGACCTACAACGGGACCACGCACATCATGACCTTCCGCAACGGCTCGACGATTCGCTTCGGACACTGGTCCGGGGCGGACAGCGAGGACGAGTACAACGGTCAGGAATACGACTGGGTGTTCATCGACGAGGCCACGCAGTTTTCCGAACGTGCCTTCAACTTCCTCGGCGGTCTGCTGCGAGGCGCGAACCCGATCCCGAAGCGCATGTATCTCACCTGCAACCCGGGCGGCGTCGGGCACCGCTGGGTCAAACGGCTCTTCATCGACAAGCAGTACAAGACGCACTGCGAGAATCCGGAGGAGAACGAGAACCCGGAGGACTACACCTTCATCTTCGCTACGGTGGACGACAACACCCACATGCTGGAGCACTCGCCGAACTACAAGCGGAACCTGGCGAACCTGCCGCCGGACCTGATGCGGGCCTACCGCTACGGCGACTGGGACGCGCTGGGCGGCGGCTATTTCAAAGAATTCCAGTACCATACGCACATGCGCAAGGCCTTCCGCATCCCGGGACACTGGCCGCGCTACCGGAGCTTCGACTACGGCCTCGACCGGCTGGCCTGCGTGTGGTGGGCCATCGACACGGACGGCCGCATCTGGGGCTACCGAGCGGTGGAAGAGAAAAACCTCATCGTGCAGGAGGCGGCGCAGATGATCCTGCAGAACAGCCCCGCGCACGAGAAGATCACGGCGACCTACGCGCCCTGGGACATGTGGTCGCGGTCCAAGGAGAGCGGAAAGACGATGGCGTCGACCTTCATCCAGAACGGGGTGCCCATCATCCAGGCACCGCGGGAGAGGGTGCAGGGGCACATGGCCATCAAGACGATGCTGGCGCCCATGCCGCTGAAGGACCCGTATGTCATCAGCCTGTACCCGGAGGGGAAGGCGCCGAAGACCCTGCCGGGCCTGATGCTCTTTGACGATCTCACCCGGGTGGCAAACGACCTGCGGGACATCCAGGCGGACGAGAAGAACGTCAACGACTGCGCCAAGGTGCCGCACGAGGTGACGCACAACGTGGACGCGGTGCGCTACTTCTGCATCACGCAGGTGCTGCCGGCGGAGGAGAAGATCGAGAAGCCGCGGCATCCCTACGGGGAGGATGAGGAGCAGAACCGGAGCTACGAGCAGTTCATGTGCGGCGGGGAGCCGAACGACAGCTATATGATGACGGCATAGGAGGACAGGATGGAATTGGGAATGACGATACTGATGGCCGCGCTGATCGCGGCGCTCTGCGTGCTGGCGGCGTGGCAGATTCACCGGACGGACGGACTGAGAAGAACGGCTGAACGGCTGCAGATAGAAAACGCGGAGCTGACACGGCAGTACATCCGCCTCGACAAAGAGGTGGAGGAGCTGAAGGAGCTGCTGCCGCGGGACAACAAGGGAGAGGTCGCGAGACATGAGCTGCTGCTTTCGAAACTCAACGACGAGATGGAGACCAGCCTGCGGCTGGAGCAGCAGTGGAATCAGGGGGTGCAGAGCATCATTGGCTACGGCAGGCCGATTGTCGGGGAGGATAATAAGACATGAGTGAAAACGGACTCGGCCTTTTCGCCGGGCAGGACAGGCCCAGCGTGGAGTGGGGCTGGCAGCACTATGAGGAAGCGGTGCGCTACAACACCGGTATCCAGCTGCAGGAGACGGTGAAGGCCAACGAGAATTTCTATATCGGAAAGCAGTGGGAGGGCGTGCAGGCAAACGGCCTGCCGACCCCGCAGTTCAATGTTCTGAAGCGTGTGACGGGCTTCGTGGTGGCGAGCATCGTATCGGATTCGATCAAGATAAACGCCACACCCCTGGCCTCGTATCCGCAGGAGGACAGGCTCATCGACCCGGTGCGGATCATCAACGAGGAGTTCGAGACGCTGTCGGAACAGAACAAGCTGCCGCCCATGACCAAGGGATTCGCCAGGGACAGCGCGGTGCGCGGGGACGGATGCATCTACACCTTCTGGGATGAGCGGGTGGACGCGGGCCCCAACGGTAAGGGCGCGATCCGCTCGGAGATTCTGGAGAACACGCGGGTGTTCTTCGGCAATCCCAACGACCGGCGGGTGCAGAACCAGCCCTGGATCATGTTCGAGAAGCGGGAGATCGTCCGCAACGCCCGGCGCCGCGCCAGGAAGAACGGCGCGCAGGACTGGGAGCAGATCATGCCGGACGACGCAAACGACGAGTTCATGGACAGCCAGAAGAAGACCAAGGACAAGGTCACCTGCGTGATGCTGTTCTGGCGGGACGACGACACGGATGAAATCTGGGCCTGCGAGTTTGCGCAGAACGTGATGATCAAGCAGCCCTGGAACCTGAACATCCGGCTGTATCCCTTCGTGTGGCTCAACTGGGACTATGTAGCCGACTGCTACCACGGTCAGGCCATGCTGACGGGGCTCATCCCCAACCAGATATTCATCAACAAGGCCTGGGCAATGAGCATGCTGAGCCTGATGCGCTCGGCCTGGCCGAAGATCGTATACGACAAGACGAAGGTCTCGCACTGGGACAACCGCGTGGGCGGCGCCATCGGGGTGGCCGGGAACGTGGACGGGGTAGCCAGGAACCTCGACCCGCCGCAGGTGAGTCCGCAGGTCTTCCAGTTCATCTCGGCGGCGGTGGACCAGACGCAGGAGAGCCTCGGCGCCACGGAGGCGGCCCTGGGCGAAGGCAAGGCCTACAACACCAGCGCGATCCTGTCGCTTCAGAAGGCCTCGTCGACCCCGCAGGAAATGACCAAGCAGAACCTGTACGCGCAGATCGAGGACCTGGCGCGCATATGGCTGGAGTTCATGGTGAACTACTACGGCGAGCGCACGGTGGACATGGTGCCGACCGACGAGATGCGCGCGCTGTTCGAGCAGCAGAACGCGCTGTCTGCGGAGCTGGGGCTTCCGACGCAGGAAATCCCGCCAACGGTGCCGGTGAAGTTCGACTTCTCCACCATGCGGGACCATCCCTTCAGCGTGAAAATCGACGTGGGATCGTCCAGCTACTACAGCGAGATGTCCTCGCTTACCACGCTGGACAACCTCCTGCTCAACGACCGCATCACCACGGTGCAGTATCTGGAGAACATCCCGGACGGCAGCGTGGCCGGACGCAGGAAGCTCATCGAGGAGCTCAAGCAGAAGGAAGAGGAGGAGAAACAGGCGGCGATGATGCAGATGCAGATGGCTTCGATGCCGCCGGCAGGAGGAAGCGGCGAGATGGCCGCGCAGAACGACATGGGCGAGGGCGGCGCGCCGAATACCCGCGAGGTCGCCGAGACCGGACAGCGGGAGGAACAGCGGAGCACCGGATTCAAGGAGCTGCAGAAGGCGCTCCGGCGCATCGCCTGACGGGGGTGTGAGCGATGGCGACAATTTCAGGGGCAAGCAATGAGCGGGTGTACAGCATCACCAAGTGGGGCGGCCTGAACGAGCACCCAGACGGAGACACCGGCCTGAAGATGGGCGAGGCCTCGAAGATGGTTAACTGGAAGATCACGAGAGACGGGAACCTCAAGAGGCGGCCCGGCTCGGAGGTCATCTTCGGACTGAGCGGGGAGTTCACGGCGGTGATCTCGCGGGACATCATGCGCATCGCGAGCTTTCCGTCGGAACAGGACATCATCGAGGTATATGACGAGATCAGCACCGAGCAGGTACCGGGCAAGATCACGGTGGTGGGACGCAGCGGCAGGCTGGAGCACGGCGAGTGGGTCCCGCTGGACGCGAGCGTGGAGCACGGCGAGATGAGCCAGGGGCAGACGGAGCTCTATACCGTATCGGGCGGCGTGCTGAGAAAGCGGGGAGACATCGAGGGAATCCAGACCAGCATCGGGGAACTGCCCGCCATGCTGGAAAGCCTCGCCCCGGATGCCTGGCTCTACTACTTCAACAACGAGGCGACCTACGCCATCCGGGCGGGAGCGGTCCGGGAGGAGAACGGACAGTACATCCTATCGGGCTATCTGGTGAGCGCGGTGCCTCTGGACATCGGGAAGCCTGTGACCGGGCTGTGGGCCGGATACGCGGGCGGGAAGAAGCACCTGATCGCGGCCAGCGACGGCAAGCTCTGGAGCCTGTACGACGCGGACTACGACCTGTTCATCCTGCAGAACATCGGCGTGGAGAACGACCGCAGCATCAACACAGACGGCGGTGTCAGCTTCATCCCTTTCCAGGACAAGGTGTACATTCTGGACGGGGAGGAATACTGGGTGTACGACGGCACGCTGGTTCGGGCGGTGACGGGCTATGTGCCGCTGGCGGCCATCAACCGGGGGCCCATCGTGGGCGGCGGCGCGGAAGTGGTCGGGACGCTGCACGAGTACGCCAACCGCCTGACGCCGAAGCGCAGGGTCTGGCTCTCTCCGGACGGGAGCGCGGAGCATCTGAGCTTCCAGCTGCCGGAGACGGGGCTGAAGTCCATCGACTATGTAAAGGACCTTGCCAGCGGCACCGACGTCACGGCGGACTGGGACCTGGACGAGGAGAACGGACAGGTGACGGCACAGACCGCGCCGCCCGAGGCGGAAAACAGCTACGAGGTCGGATACACGGTCTTTACCTGCGATGACGAAGGCCATGATGACATCCCGGACTACCGGGGGCAGGTGGCGCACAACCGCTTCGCGGAGCTGTACGGCGCGCAGAGGGACACGATGATCTGCATCTACGGGGACGGGACCAACCGCTTCCTGTATTCGGGGATGAACTACAGCGGGCTGGCGGACGCCAGCTATTTCCCGGATATGCACGAGAGCAGGATCGGAGACGAGAACACCCCCATCACCGCGATGATCCGCCACGGCAGCGCCCTCATCGCCTTCAAGACGAACGAGACCTGGTCCTGCAGCTACGGGCAGGAGACCATGCCGGACACCGGGCTTCTGCAGGACGCCTTCTATATCCAGCCGGTCAGCAGGGACAGGGGACAGACCGCGCCGGGACAGGTCAGGCTGGTGAACAACAACCCGGTGACCTGCTCGGGTACAGAGCTCTACCAGTGGATCAACAGCAGCCGCTACACCTCCAACCTGACAAGGGACGAGCGGCAGGCCCACCGGATTTCCGACAGAATCCAGCGGAGCATCAAGGAGATGGATTTCGAGAACTGCATCATGTGGGATGACGACGACAGCCAGGAGTTCTATCTCGTCAGCAACGGCGTGGCGCTGATCTGGAACTACGCGGCGGACGTGTGGTACCGCTACGAGGGCTTCGACGCGGTGACCATGTGCAACTTCCTCGGGGAGATTCTGATCGGGACCTCGGACGGGAACGTGATCCGCCTGACGGACAGCATGACCACGGACACGGGCAAACCCATCCGGGCCCAGTGGGTGTCGGGGGCCATGGACTTCGGCGCGAGCCATCTGCGGAAATACTCCAGCATGATGTGGGTGGGCCTGAAGCCGGAAGAGGGGACCAGCGTGGACGTGTGCGTGGAGACGGACCGGAAGGACACGTTCCGGGAGAAGGTCGTCAGCTCCACCCGCGCCCTGGTGCCCGGGGAGCCCTTCACAGTGCGGACCAAGATCAAGGCAAAGAAATTCGTGTATTACCGTCTGCTGCTCAGCGTGGACGAGATCATGCCGGCAGTGACGGTGACCAATGTAGATTTCCGCGTCAGACAGACCGGATACGCCAAGTGAGGTGAATGATATGGCAAGTTTGGAAGAACAGTACGCACAGAGACAGGCAGAAGCACAGAACACCTACAACACCCGACAGGCGGAAAACCAGCGTCTGTATGACACGAGGCAGGCAGAAGCACAGCAGCTCCTGTCACAGCGAAACGCCGAGGCACAGAACGATTTCAACACGCGGCTCGGAGAATCGCAGGGGAGAATCAGCGATGTCTACGGCAAGGCACTGGACGCGCAGAAGCTCCAGTATCAGACGGCGCTGGACGAGGGAATCCGGGCGCAGGAGGAGGCCAGGGGGAAGATCGCCGGGAACTACCGGAAGGCGGCCAACGACCTGTCGATCCAGTACGAGCGGAACCGGAGAAACCTGAACGCGCAGGCGCTGGCCAGAGGCATCAACACCGGCACGGCCTCGCAGATGCAGATGGCGCTGGGGCAGGGTTATCTCAGCGGCATGGGCGGACTGCGGGCGGAGGCGGCTCAGCAGAACGCGGGCATCGACCGGGCGGTGGCCAACCTCAAGATCGAGTACCAGGCGAACATCGCCAAGGCTATGGCCGACAACGACTACAAGAAGGCGGCCGCGCTGATGGACGACTACAACGAGCGGGTCAGTACGCTGGACGCGCAGAAGCAGGCGAACCAGAACCGCTTCGACACGCTCACGGACTACAACCGGGGGAATCTGGACAGCGGGCTGGAGGCAAACCGGAACCGGCTGGACACGGCCGGGGACCAGAACCGCAACTGGCTGGACACCCAGACGCGGTACGAACAGCAGCAGGCGCTGGAGAAGGCGGAGACGCTGGCAAGCTACGGCGACTTCTCGGGCTACGCGCAGATTTACGGTGCGGAGCAGGCGGCGATCATGAAGGAGATGTGGATCGCGCAGAACCCGCTGCTGGCCTACAACACCGGGGCCATCAGTGCAGGACGGTACCGGCAGCTGACAGGAGAGAATCCTCCCGGAGCACCGTCCGGCGGTGGTGGCGGCGGTGGCGGCGGCTACTACGGCGGTGGAAGCGGAACCGGCGGCAGTGTGTTTGATGCACCGGACAGCGGCGGCAAGAACAAAACGCTCTCCGAGAAACTGAAGGAGAACTACAACAATGTCAAGTCGTCCGGCGCTCTTTCTGCAAACAGAAGTTCACTCGTTTCTCCAAAGGTGACTTCAGAACCAAAAACGTGGAGCGGTGGAACTACGGTAGAAAAAATAGGCGGAGGCACTGTACCGCCCG